ACCTAGGTTAAGTTTAGCAATAAGATAGTTCTTGACAAGACCAGAACGAACGATGTCTTCGATACCGAACTCAATCATCTGGAAGTCTTCTTCCATGCTCTGGATGATCTTCATGAAGTCAATGATGCCTGTCTTCTCTTGAGATTTAACAAGGTCAGACTGACGAGCATCACCACAGAAGATAATCTTAGTATCTTGACCACAACGGGTGATGATACTATCAAGTTCGTGGAAGTTCAGGTTCTGACATTCGTCAATGATAACAATGGAGTTGTCCAGTGTAGTACCACGAAGGAATGATGTAGACCAGAACGATACTGTCTCTTGTGCTTTAAGATTCTCATACAACATCTCGAATGAGTTGTCGTCTGGCATCTCAAACATATATTTTACCATATTCTTGTAAGGAATTTGGTATAGAGATGCTTTGTCTTCGTGAGTGCCAGGAAGGAAACCAATCTCCCTCGTAGCAACTAGTGAACGTACAAGATATACTTTCTCATAAGGTGTGTTCTCACTGAGAACATCACGTAGTGCTAGATACAGAGCAACAAATGTCTTACCTGTACCAGCACAACCGTAAGCAAATAGATTCTTACCTGCTTCATAAGCATCAAACATTACTGTTTGATTGTCAGTCAAAGGTTCGATATTAAGAAGATACTCTTCATTAATAGGCTTCTTCCTTCTCATCTGCTTAGCAGACATCTTTGCTCCAGGAGCTTTGTTTCTTCCTCTAGGCATAAGTTACCACTCTACTTTTGAACCTGGCATCGACGCCATTTTTTTCATGTGCTCTCCCCAACCAGGGTGAGTCTTGTTCATTTTGTTACGCCAGTCTCCGACTTCTCCGACACCAGCACAACCCTGTGACCAGTCCTTATCCCAGTCAGGATTAGCATCCTTCCAGTCACAGTATTCTTTCATGGTCATGTGGAGTTCTTTAGTCTCTCCAGTCTTCAGATTTTTAACAGGATATGTAGGCATTACCACTCCAGTGCTTCAGCAACGATAGGGAACTGTTCTTTAAAGATCTCACGACATGCCTCAGCAATAATCATGTGTTCTTTCTGGGTGCCATGGGCACTCCGTAGATCTATATAGTGGATCCAACTACGAACTGAACCCGACATGTAGATTTTAGTGGGTGTGGCGAGGGGAAGCACCATTCGGGCACACTCCTTTGCCACACCTAGATTTAACATCTGCTTGTAGATATCCATAGCAGATTCAAAGTGACGTTGAATAACAATCTCTAGCTCTTGCTTAGTGAAGGCATCAATATCATCGATACTATTCTGTCGGTTCTTAGTATCTTGCCGACGAATATCAAAGAGAGGAATCTGTTCTGCCAACATAGAACTGTCAGCATAACGTTGAGAGAACTCTTGATATGTGAACGAACGGTGACGTAGGATCTGGGCAGCGATTGCCCTGGTGGTAGAGATCTCCAGGGTCATAAACGCTTGCTCAAACACAGACCAGTGGTTGTGCTTAATACAGTAACTAAGGAGTCCCGCTACCTTCGGGTTCTCCTGGTTGTTCGGGTTCGATACTCTCGCTACGTACCCCATCGTCTTCTCCGCTTCGGGAGTCACTGAGATCAACCTGACTGGTGACTGGTTCATTGATGTATCCAAATCCATAAAGTGAACGTTCTCTGGCATGTACTAGTTTACGAAGTTGTTGTGCCTGATACAACTCCTTCTTGATTTTAGCATACTCTTCTTCATCATACAAGTGACTCTTCTCAACTGCTTGTCGTAGCCACTTAATGTATTGCTTGAGTGATTGTGGTTGGTTAGTCTGGGTAGCCATCGTCATCTCCTTCGTCGTAATTAAATCCAAACCTTTCTTCTTTAGGTTTATAAGCATCGGTATCCGAATAAACTTCGGACTTCAAACTGTCAACCAATAACTCCAGGTTCTTAACGATAAGTTTTAGTTTTTGTCTGTCCATATATGTGTACAGTTTTACTAATTATACACAAAAAAAGGGAGGTCGTCAAGACCTCCCTCTCTTTATATTCGTTCAAACTATATCACTTGTTATAAGTGTGACCACGATAACAGAAAGTACCATGTACTTCTTCAGCACCTTGCTGACACTCATAGCGGACACCACGGTAAGAGGTGACAGCAATCTGAGCATCGTGAAGAGCAGCTGCTTTCTTGATCTGGTTACGAATCAGGTTTAGTGTGTTCATTGTAGGTCTCCTAAAGGATGGGTGATTTAACTCCCGTTCCTTCAGTCGTGTGCGTCCCAGCGACACTCAGGTACAGATTCCTTGACGGTCTCCACCAGTTCTACCTTCACAATGGGAGGTAACTCTTGATGCTTAGTGATTCTCAACATGAGAGACTCAGCATCCTGACATGTCATTGTCGAATACAAAAGTAGTTCTAACATGGGATGAACGCTCCGTTCCGCGACTTACTTGCGTTCGCTATTCGAGAATAGCGAATGAACGATTGGTATAGTCTACCATATTATATAGGAATTGTCAACTGTATCGGTTGATACAATTTAAATTCTCTTAACATGGGTGACTCTGGGATCTGAGCATCCCAGTTCCTTAATTATATAATCACATGCCAGACGTGGGCGAGCTGTTGTGCCACATGTATAAACGTCCACAGCACACGACCCATCTTCTGGCCAAGTGTGGATACTAATGTGACTCTCAGACAACAGTGCTACTGCTGTGATACCTTGTGGTTCAAACTTGTGTGTAATTAAATTGAGCAGAGTCATCTTACCTTCGATGACTGCCTGCTCAAACATTTCTGATAGAAATTTTTCGTTGTTTAACTTCTCTACGTCACACCCGTAAAGGTTTAATAAAAAATGATCACCCATTACACTAACCAGAAAGACTCTCCTCTAGCTCTATTACATTTTCTAAATTTAATTCCAAATCCATTATCCATAAGATACCTAGCATCTTCCAAAGCATCTTTAAGTTGATCATAAAAAAGAACTTCATCATACTTTTTAGTTGACACTGGAGTTCCGTCTTTGTTAATTCTACGTAGAACTTTCTGCTCGGTAGGTACTCCAACTTTCCAGTATTGAATACAAAAAGTATTTTGTCTGCCGTTCTTTGCCATGTTACTTTTTAGGTGGATTCCAGAGTTTGGGATTAGTTCTACCCTCTGTCTGGGTAAATCTAATTAAGTCTTCTCTGTATTTATCCCAATACTCATCAAAGATATCTACTTTTTTACCTGCCATGACGATATCAAACTTATGAATATCGCCTTCAACATACTCTACCAAGAAAGCAGTACAGGGAAGTGACCTATCATCAGCAAGAGTAGGATCACAATCTCTGTGGATCATTCTTATACCCTTCCCCATCAGGAACGACCTCCCCACTTAATTTGGGGGAATGCTTCCTCTACACATGCTCTGGTTAGTTTATACCTCTTACCAAGTTCTTTGTCCTTTGCTAGACACAGAACTTCTGCTTCACTCTTGTGAAGTCCCTCCAGCATTTGAATAAACAAGGACTCTCGCTTAGATTGCTTAAGAGAATTAGATCCACCTTTGAAGAATAGATAGAGCTTACGATACTCATGCTCAAGTACAGTGTGCTCTGTGCCAGCAGGGGCATCGTTTGCTTCGTAAGGAACCTTACCATCAGGTAGCATAGACACTACACTCTCATCATAATTAACAATTAGAATAGACCTAAGAGCAGGACTATTATGTTCATGAAGTAGTTTGATTTTTTGTGCCTTGGTCTTGGCATTACTCACTTTTTGGAGCACTTCAGAAATAAGTAGTTTCATTTTAAAAAAATTTTAAATACAGAGAGAGGTCTAATCCTATTTAGTTAGTCGTCATAATACTCATCTTCATCAACAAAGCGAACTGAGTACAACTCTTCGTTAATAACCATGCCATCATCGTCATACATCTCAGGATGTAGGACATCATCTTTTGCTAGCATGTTATAGAGAAAATCATTTGCTGTCCATCCTATTGTAACACCTACTACAAAGAAAAGTCCAGTAAGCATCGTAGAAAAAAACAAAATTACTGGTGTTGACATGGCGATCCTCCTTTAGTTGCCTCTGTCCTCCCAAGTAAACTCAAATTTTAAATTGAATTTCTTTTTTAGGAGGGTGAATGTGTGTCTTAACTTTAATCCAGATGGTTCTGGTGGGTCTTCTTTAATCTCCCTCCTGAGCATTAGCTCCACACCTTTATTTATCTTCAATTCCTCACTCATTTAGATCCTCTGGTGATCAACTTATTATCTACGAAATATTTTACAGCGTCAACTAGTCCACCGATCTGTTCATCATCGATAACAATCTGTGGATAAGATTGACGTTGTGGAAACTGCTCACGAAATTCTACAGCAGAAATATCTTTACCAACACGAACCTCAGTGTAAGGCAAGTCTGCTCTCTTACAGAGTTCTTTTGCCTTGGCACAGTATCCACATCCAACGTTAGTATAAATTTTAATATCCATTTTAACAGCGGTAAATAAACGACGTAGCAATGTACTTATCGTTAGACAGAGGAATGTGTCCACGATGAGCAAAGAGATAATTACATGGGAAGAGTAAGATCTTTCCTTTCACTGGTTTGATTTTTCTACCAGTGTAAAAGAACTCTGTCTCTCCCCCATCATCAACAGTATTTAAGTATAAAATAAATGCTAATAACCTATCATAGGTTAATTCTGTGGCGGTGTCAATGTGATCATTGAAAAAACCTTTTCCTTTAGGATACTTCCTGACACTAAAGTCTTTAGACTCTAAATTGTACTGCCATGGCCATCCTATCGTACCTCGGTAGTCTAAGAAAGCCCTATCAATACATTTGATAATAGTATCACGTACATATTGGTCTCCCCAAGCACGAGTGGCAACCAGTTGAGAGTCATCCACTTCGTTCTGATCAGTATTGGTATTTTTTAGCATCGCTTGATGCTGTAGGTCTTCGTTCTTCTCAAACCAATCCACAAGATCATCACATGTCTGATGATCAATGACATTTTTTTCGTAAATTACATCATCAAACAGCATAAAAAAAGAGGGTCGCTTGACCCTCTTATTATATCACAGAGCGTTGCCTCTTGGCAATACCTCTTCTGGGAACACGAAGTTCTCATGTGGTTGATCGACTGGTGCCAACCAAGCACGTAGACCTTCATTCAATAGGATGTTCTTAGTATAGAACGTCTCGAACTCAGGGTCTTCAGCTGCTCTCACTTCTTGGGATACAAAATCGTAAGCACGAAGGTTAAGAGCAAGACCGATAATGCCAATGCTGCTGGTCCAAAGACCCATAACAGGAACAAAAAGCATGAAGAAATGTAGCCACCTCTTATTACTAAATGCAATTCCGAAGATCTGTGACCAGAATCGGTTAGCGGTGACCATTGAGTACGTTTCTTCTTCTTGGGTCGAGTCGAATGCTTTGAATGTGTTTGCTTGTTCACCATCTTCATAAAGAGTATTTTCTACTGTAACACCATGGATTGCTGAGAGCAGAGCACCACCCAGGATACCTGCTACACCCATCATATGGAAGGGATTTAATGTCCAGTTGTGGAACCCCTGTAGGAAGAGTAGGAATCGGAAGATCGCTGCGACACCAAAACTGGGAGCAAAGAACCAGGACGATTGTCCCAAAGGATAGATAAGAAATACGCTGACAAACACAGCGATAGGACCAGAGAAAGCAATAGCATTGTACGGACGGATACCTACTAAACGACTAATTTCAAATTGGCGAAGCATGAAACCTATGAGAGCAAAGGCTCCGTGGAGCGCCACAAAATTCCAGAGTCCCCCAAGTTGGAACCAGCGGACGAGATCTCCTTGAGACTCAGGACCCCAAAGTAGAAGAAGAGAATGACCCATAGCGTCAGCAGGAGTTGACACTGCTGCCGTGAGAAAATTAGCACCCTCAAGGTAAGAAGACGCCAACCCGTGGGTATACCAGCTTGTAACAAACGTCGTGCCAGTAAGCCAGCCACCAATTGCCAAATAAGCAGTGGGAAAAAGTAGTAGTCCAGACCAGCCCACAAATACAAAGCGGTCTCGTTTAAGCCAGTCATCCAGGACATCGAACCATCCTCTCTGGGAAATGGGCGGTGAAAGTGTTGAAGAAGCCATAACCTCCAAAAGATCTTTTCATATTTAGTTTACAATACTTAATACTGTATGTCAATCAGCGTGGTGAGCTTTGAGATCTGGATTTGGTTGTGAGGGAACGACAGGATCACGGGTAATGTTCTTGATCACAATGAAGGCATCTTTGTTGTACTTACGAACACCGTAAGGAGTTGCCCACTTTTCATTGTAATTTTCACCTTGGTGAATACCAGAGACAACAGTTCCACCAATCTCAATACGAATGTCATCAGTGGGTTCCCACCCAAGGGTTTCGATTTGAGCTTGAACTTGATCCATGATGCCACCATCTTCCCAGGCGAAGAATCCATCTTCATTCTTCATCCAGTCGCTCATCACTTTCTCTTCTGGGTCTAGTTTTCCAATCATCTTTCTTCAAATAATAAAGGTTTGGCCAAGTGTCTTGAATAATCTCTCTAAGTTTATCGGGAGTGTGAGAACTAATCAAGGGTTGTGATTTTTATTTTCTTTGATTTTTTGATATCCCCAGACAGCTAGGGTGCCGATACCAAGACCAGCTAAACAACAAAGTAACATGTGAATTGCGTGTTCAAACGTAGTGTGGTCAGCGTGATGCATCAGTTAGGAAAGTAAATCAATGAGAGTGTAAAAACTACAAAAATGATAACCGTAAAGATCATCAATCCTACACCCGCCCAGGGAACCCAGGCAGGCATAGGTTCATAGTTATGGTTATGAGACATGAACGATACCAATCATTCCTGCACCCTTGTGAGGGTCACACCAGAAAGTATAGTCTCCTTCATCGGGGAAGGCAATGTCAAATTCCTCACCAGGAGCAAATGCTAAACCTGTATGAGAAAGTTCTGGATGGTCTTCTACGATTACGTTATGTGGGGGAAGCATGTTGTTGATAAAGTGGATTGATTCCCCTGCAGCAATGTTGATTTCTGATGGTTCGAAAATGAGATTACCGTTTGCGCCCATTTGAACATCTACAGCCCATGCTGGTAGTGCAAAGAACAGTGTGGCGAGAAGTGATAAAACAAACTTCATTAGGTATTTGCAACTACTCTATCTAGACAAAAAAAGACCCCCTTTCGGGGGTCTCGTCAGGATTATCTAACTTATATCAACCGATGGTTGGTGCGGTGAGAGCAACAGGAGTTGACTCAGCAGCAGCCAGGTCCAGAGGGAAGTTGTGAGCGTTGCGCTCGTGCATTACTTCCATGCCCAGATTGGCGCGGTTGAGAACGTCAGCCCAGGTGTTCAGAACACGACCCTGTGAATCAATCACAGACTGGTTGAAGTTGAAGCCGTTCAGGTTGAAGGCCATGGTGGACACACCCAGAGCGGTGAACCAGATACCAACAACAGGCCAGGCAGCCAGGAAGAAGTGAAGTGAACGAGAGTTGTTGAACGAAGCGTATTGGAAGATCAGACGACCAAAGTAACCGTGTGCAGCAACAATGTTGTAGGTCTCTTCTTCTTGACCGAACTTGTAACCATAGTTCT